AAGATAATCAGATATAAGTCATTCTTAGATGGTGGCGAGTTCAGCGAGATCGCTTTTTGGGCGGCTACGCATTGTAACGTGCCTTACGATTGGCCTGGAGTATTGAAGTTTTTATTTGTGTGGATTAGACAACACACGTCTTTATGGTTCTGCTCAGAGAGCGTATGTTGGGCGCATCAAAAAGTATGGTGCAACGCCTTTGGTGGGGTTAATCCTGAAGATAGTATGCCGGCTATTGGGTTGAGTCACGCTTTTACAGAGGTTGTTTGGGAAGGTGTCATTTAAAAAACTCTTGACAGAATGAAATAATTAAACTATGATTAAATTATTGCAAGCAAATTTAGATCGGGTAAAGATATGAAAGCTATTAAAAAAAGAGTGAATACAAGGCGAATCCAAAAAGGGTTCGTCTTTTTTTGTCAATTAGCTCGTCGAGCTATAACCAGGAGGTAGCACGTGATAGGCATTGTTAAATGGTTCAGCAATCAAAAAGGTTTTGGATTTATAACTCCGAAAGGAGCGGACGGAAAAGATGAGAACGGAAAGGATAAAGATATTTTTGTTCACTTCAGCGCAATCAAGGAAGAGGGATTTAAGTCTTTAAAAGAAGGTGACAAGGTTGAGTTTGAAATCGGACAAGGCCCAAAAGGTGACCAGGCTGTTGACGTAAAAAAGGTATAAGGGGGTGACTATGCAACCTACATCCTTTGAAGCGTACAGAGAAGTAAAAAAGACGTTAGGTGAAAGACAGAGAAGAGTATTTGAAGCCATTGACCAGAACGACTTTGCTATTACGAACACTGAGCTAGCGGACCTTCTCAGGTGGCCTATCAACACAGTGACACCAAGAGTCTTTGAGCTTAGGAAATTAGGTCTTGTGGCAGAGAGTGTCAAGCGTCCATGCCGGATAACAAAGCGAATGGCTATTGCTTGGCGCGTTAAACAATTCCACGAAATAAAGGAGTTTCAATTAGAAATGGGGTTGAAATGTTAAGAAAAAGAATGATGAGTCCTGAGTTGTGGGAAGATGAACATTTTGGAAAATTAAGCGATAAAAGTAAAATTTTATTCATTTCTTGCATATCTAATGCAGATGATGAAGGCAGATTGAGTGCAAATCTCTCAAACTTGAGAGCAACAGCCTTCCGTTTTAATAATATTTCTACAAAAAAAGTTCAGTTATTGCTTGAAGAAATAATATCTAAGATGAAAAACTTCAAGGTTTACGAAGTTAATAATTGTCGTTATATACAGTTTACCAAGTGGTTAGAACATCAAAAACTGCGAGAGTCTCGAAGTAAACCCTCTAAGATTCCACCAGTATCGTCCGCAAAATGTCCGCAGAATGTCAACCAAAAAGCCGCAGAATGTCCGCCTAAGTTAAGAGAAGTTAAGTTAAGTAAAGATAAGTTAAGTAAAGGAGCGATTCTTCCCTATTGGGAAGCCTTTTCTAAAGAAACTCAAAAACTTCTTACACACATCAAGCCTGACTTCAATATTTATGAGTTCTTAAATAAGCTCAAATTTAAGTCAAAGGAAAAAGCGGAGATACCGGAGAAAATAGTCAAGAAGGTTTGCGAGTCTTTCATTAAAAACAGAATAAGGCTGAAAGAGAAAAGTACGGATTATTGGGGCTGGTTTTTCAGGGCGATTATTGCTGAGTGGGAGCAATACAACTCGGAAAAGAACGAGAAAGAAGGGAAAGCCTTTAAGAAGGCTCCGCTAATACCATCAATAAGAGAACTCTTGCAGGGGGTGGTGAAATGAGTAAACATACGAAAGGGCCTTGGAAAATAAGTAATTATAGACCTTATGATATAATTGCAAGAGACCAAAAAGAATCTACTTACGAGTATGGTGATGATAAATTCCCAACAATAGCCTCTGCACATGGTGATAACATGAAAGCAGACGCCATCCTAATTGCCTCTGCTCCTGAGTTGTTGGAGGCTTGTAAACATGCAAAAAGATACTTTGACCAAACTACTAATATTCATAATCCATTGTATAAAGAACTTGAACTAGCAATCTCCAAAGCGGAAGGGGGTAAATAATGGAAAATAATCTTAAAAAATGTAAGCATGGTAAGTTATTCTGCTGTGAGTGTCGCTATGGAGCAAGAAGCTATTTGCCAAAAGAGCCACCGATCAATGATTGCGTCACAGAGATTAAAAGGAAGAATGGTTATAGCTTTGCAAAAGGCTTCAGTATGATAAGGGGTGAATAGATGACAAAATTACTAACGATATGCGGAACTTGGATAATAACAGATGCTATTTATAGCCTTATTCTTTATATTGAGAAGAAGGAGCCGTTTTGGAAGTGTCATTCTATCCGGTGGGTTAGGTTAATATTGGGGATTATTATTGTGGTGGTAGCATGAAGGGGTGATGATATGTTAAAAAAGAAGAAAAAGAAGAGGAAAAAACTGACTAAAGTTCAGACTTTAAAGAAAGAGGCTTATGCCCTTTGGAAGGAAATATGCTATTTAAGGGATGGCAAACGGTGTCAGGTTAGGCGTTACTGCCCCGCAATAGGCTCTCACAGCGAAGTTTTCCAGGTAGACCACCTTGTGACAAGGCAGAACCACTTTCTTATCTATGAGCCGGCAAATGGGACGGTTGTATGCTCAAGCTGCAATATGAGAAAGAATTTTAGACCTGATGGGCCGGAAGCCTCCGCGATTAAGGATATTCGTATTAAAATTGAGGGCAAGGCAAAGGTAGATGGAATGTTTGAACTTGAGAAAACAGGTTGGCCCAATACTGACTTCGGAAATGTGCTATGGCTTGAGGATCAAATCGAGAAATTAAAAATAATGAAAAAAAGACTTGACACGGAACAAGATTTTTGATAAGATGTGAATTGTGAAGGGAAGATAAAATGAAATCAAGAATCCAAAATTTAGAACTCGACGACAAAATCATGGCTCCCGTCCACTTTTTTCCTTCACAGAAGAAAGCACTATACCTCACTACATCTTGGTTATGGGCGGGGGCTACCATTAAAGAAAGGCAAAGCTATGGAAACTAAAACAATTATCACCAATGAAGATTTAGCACGCAACTCCAAAGAGTATGATGACAACTTTAACTTGCTTCTAAAGGCTAAGGAAGGCTCAGACGAATTTGACGGTTATATCGAGATAGAGCGTATTTTAAATGATAGAGATATTAAGATCAGGAAGGCTTTAGGCATATATATTAAAGATCCTTGTCCGGTGAGAAGCGCCCATAAATGTATAGATTGTAGCGGATATTATAAGAAAGTCCAATGTCGCGGTAAACTAAAGGGGAAAAAGAAACTGGAAGAGGTTCCCAAAGGCACAGAGGGGGCCTTGTATTGTAGCTTAAAAAAGCTTAAATTTCCCCACATTACATAAGAAAGGATAAGAAATGAAAAGAATAGCTTTAATAATCATATTCCTCTTAATCACTCCTAACGCCTATGCGAATGTTGACATGGCAAAAATCAGCATGATTGAATCCTCAAACAATCCCAAAGCCTACAACGCATCCTCAAAAGCGCGTGGCTTGTATCAAATCACTCCAATTTGTCTCAAAGACTTCAACGATTATCACCCTAATAACCAATACACACTAGAACAACTCTACGATGCCAGTATCAACACAATCATAGCAAAGTGGTATCTTGATGTCAGAATCCCTCAGATGCTTAGACACTTTAAGAAAGAAGTGACTATAGAAAACATACTTTTTGCCTATAACGCAGGAATCGGCAAAGTCATAAAAGGTATCATGCCGGAAGAGACAAGAAAATATATTGGTAAGTATAGTAAGATAACAAGGGGGTAAGCATGGAAAAAGCAATAGAAACAACAAAAGGGACACCTTTGAGCTTAATCGAAACTGCTTTGTTGAATGGAGCCGATCTTGAGAGACTTGAAAAATTGCTTATTATTAAAGAAAGATTTGAGGCAAACGAGGCTAGAAAAGTATTTGCTTCTTCCTTTGCTTTGGCTCAGGGACGAATCTCATCAGTTGTGAAAACTAAAGTCAATCCTCAAACTCACAGTAAATATGCTCCGTTGGAATCTATCATCGAAGGCGCGAAACCAATTCACACAAAAGAGGGTTTCTCTGTAATATTTTTTGAAGGTGAAACTCAGAAACCAGAACACATTAGGATTTGCGCTGATGTTTTACACACAGCAGGGCATAAAGAATCTTACCATTATGACGTTCCTATGGATGGTAAAGGAATACAAGGCAACGCAAACATGACTAAAATTCATGCAAAGGCTTCTTCAACCTCTTATGGCAGAAGATACTTAATGTGCATGATTTGGAATATCCCGACGGGTGATGATGATGGAAACAAAGCAACACCTGTCGAGCTTCTCGACGATAAGCAGAAACACCAGCTTGCGGATATGATGATTAACATTGATAAAGAAGGAAAAAAGAAGTTCTTTAATTATATGAAGGTCGAAGGTCTTGATGATATGCCAAAGGCTAAATTCAATCAGGCCATGAGAGCTATTGAAGCCGGAAAGAAACAGGCGAAGAAATGAGTAAGAAAAAGAGTTGTGATAAAGATTGTCCTTTTTGCAAAAATGAGAGAGATTTTCTGCGCCTGGTGAAAGACTTGGCTACAAATGAGGTGAAGAAATGATCAAACGAACCTTTGAAGACTTCTTAATGGAAGTTCACGGAGAACAGTATATTGGCACAGATGATAATATGCCTGATGATTTTAATAAATGGTTAGAATATAGGAGTGAAGATGATTGGATTGAATATGGGGATAGGTTTGCTAATTCCAAAGACCAAGCCATCGCTGAGTTGGTTGAGGGATGTAAGACTGTTATAAAAGGATACAGAAGCCACCAAAGAGAGAAACTTGATGTTGCTGTTGATTTAATTGAGCCACTTATCTCCAAACATGAGGTGAAGAAATAACTTGCTTAATTAAGAAATTAAGATATAATATATGTACACATAGGAAATGTCCATGAAACTAATAAATCTAACTAATAAAAAATTCGGAAGGTTGACAGTATTACGCCAAGATGGTGTCCTGTCAAATGGCGTTGGAAAAACAAAAGCCTGGCTATGTCAATGCGATTGTGGAAAACAAACAACAGTTAGAGGGAACTGCCTTAAAAGTGGTTCAACAAAAAGCTGTGGGTGTTACCAAATAGAAATGCTTAGTAAATCCGTAAGAACGCATGGAATGAGTAAAACTCGTATTTATCGTTTATGGGCAGATATTAAAAAACGAGGATTATCTCCTGCTGGAAGAAATAAAAGATTCTACAAAGACATTTCAATATGCAAAGAATGGTTTAAATTTGAAAACTTTTATAAATGGGCGAAAAGAAAATATAAGAAAGGATTAGATATTGATAGGATAAATACCCTCAAAGGATATTCTCCAAAAAACTGCCGATTTGTGACTCGAAAAATTAACACTCAAAATACACGAAAATCAAAAATATGGCATATAAAAGGAAAAGTCTTTGGATCATCCCAAGATGCAGCAAAATTCTTTGGATGCGCCCAAAGTCATATATATTTTATGTGTCACGGAAGAAAGACAAAGACTAAATATTACTCGCCTCATAAAAATTGTTAAGCTGTAAGAAAATATAAGAAAGGGAATTTATGATTATTATAGACTGCACGCAAGGAAGTGATGCTTGGATTAAAGAAAAATTAGCAAAACCATCTGCCTCCAACGCATCAAAAATTATAACAAACTCAGGGATGCCAAGCAAGCAACAAGAAGGGTATCTCTATGAGCTTGCGGCAGAAGCTATCACAGGACAAAGAGAAGAGGGTTATAAAAACCAAAATATGCTGACAGGAAATGAGAGGGAAGAGGAATCTCGACAATTTTATGAAATGATTTATGAGGTTGAAGTTGAGCAAGTTGGAGTTGTTTATAAAAACAAATCAAAAAAGTTCCTTTGTTCTCCTGATGGAATAATCAATAGGAAATATGGACTTGAATTAAAAAACGTCTTACCAAAGACGCAAGTAAAATATCTACTAGCAAACAAATTGCCATCAGAGTATTTCCCACAAATAATGTTTTCATTATACGTAACAGGATTTGAGTTTTGGGATTTTATGTCATATTCACCAGGACTTAGTCCTTTAAGCATAAGAGTAAAAAGGGATGAAAGATTTATTGACATACTTGAATTGGAACTAAATAAGTTTTGTATTCAATTAAAAAAGGTTATAGAGAAGATAAAATGATACCAATATTCAAAGGCAAAGTATTAAAGGGAAAGCTAACGCTAGATAATATTGATAGGTTCAATTTACATCTAGCTTCATTCAATGGTGATGTCGAAGTCACGATAAGAAAGCCAAAGAGCAAAAGAAGTCTAAACCAGAATAATTATTATTTTGGCGTACCCGTCGCTATTATCAGTAAGCAAACAGGTCATTCACCGGAAGATGTTCACGAAATATTGAGATACATGTTCCTCAAGGAGAGGGCAGACATTATTCACAAGAGCGATATTAAGATACAAAAGACTTTTGTTCGATCAACAACAAGTCTAAACACGGTTGAAGCGGAAGAATATTTTGAGAAGATTAGACAGTGGGCCTTAGAGTTTTTAGAGTGTTCCATACCATTGCCAGGAGAAATAGAGTATTGACAATTTGTAACTCGTTAGTTATAATAGTTTATACATTAAACCTAACGAGGGGGGTATTATGAGAAGATGTTTACTTTGTGGTAAAGATATTTCTAAGCTTCATCATAGTAAAAAATGTTGCGGTAAATACTATGAGAAATTTTCATGTGCTTGGAAAGTTTATATGTTAAGGCGTAAAATAATTACCATAAAAGAACGATGTTTAAATCCAAAACACAGAGCTTATAAATATTATAAAAATCTGAAAATTTATACATCATGGATTAAAAATAGCTTTAATTTTGTGATATGGGCATTAAATAATGGCTGGAAGGAAAATTTACAAATTGACAGAATAAATAATAAAAAAGGATATAATCCTAGTAATTGTAGGTTTGTGACTGGAAGTGAGAATTGTCGTAACAAAAAAAATGCTAACACAGATTGGGAAAAGAAAACACGAAGATGCAGAGTATGTAGGATAAGGAAGCCATTTTCTGAATTAGCTGTGAGTAGAAAAGAGGTTGGAGGGATAGCATACGAATGTAAATTGTGTAGAAAAGAGATTGATAAAAGAAGATGGAAGAAAAAACAATGTTAACAGGGGGCGCTATGAAAGAAAACGATCCTATTTTCAGCAAAGAACTAAGGTCAGTCATCAGCGGTTATGTCATTCCGTGTATTCTTCTTACTGCTATAATCAGCGTATCTCTTATGTACTACACCATGCAGAAGGTAGAGAGAGAGAAAGCAGAGGTTGTCAGTGGATAATTATTGCGGTCGTCAGTTAGTAATAAATAAGGCAGATAGGTTCGCTCCGGCAAATCCACCAGATTCAACTCTGATTATTTGTGCTGAGTGTAAAGACCATATTCCCGCGTTTGCATGCGGTTATGAAACAGAAGATGGGAGGGTTCTCTGTGGAACATGCTACCGAGAAGAAAAAGAGTTGCGATAAAGATTGTCCTTTCTGCAAGCTAGAAAAGAAGGAGAAGGAGGAGTCAAACCAATGAGTGATGATACTGAATTCAGAGAACCTCTTGATATTTCAAAAGAGTTAAAAGCTCTTGCAGAATTACCATTAAAGATTGTGGAGAACGATAATGAGTAAGGGAAAGTTGTTTTATTACTCTGGTTTCTTTTGTTGGGCTTGGAGTTGTTTAATTGAATATTCTGATAGAGCATTACTTACTGCAATATTGTTTTTTATTGTATATATTGCGGAAAACACAAGAGTAAGTCAAGGGTAAGAGAGGAGAGATATGATATGATAATAAAGATTAAATCTTGTAAGAATACTTGTAAGAATATTGGAAAAGTTATTAGTGTAATGGCTATTATTCTAATTTCACCTGCTGTGTTAATAATTGGGTCAATAATTTGGTTCCTTTGTTATAAAGGACTACACTTAGCAGGAATATTTATTGGATTTATATTATTTTCTCTTTTCTTTTTAGTATGTTGGTTACATCTTCACCAAAATTCAAACCTCTAAGGGGGACGATAATGAGTGAGAAACTAAAGCCTTGTCCGTTTTGTGGAGTGATACCAACCGAGAGGTTAAGCAAGGATGAATCTTGTCATATTATAGAATGTTTAAATCCTGATTGTTGCTTTAAGCCAAAGCATTGTGATTTTAAAAGGTATAAAAATATAGCAAGAAAAGCCTGGAACACAAGAATAAGTGAGGAAAAAAATGACAAGTAAGAAAATTTTAGAAAGCAATAAAAGATGGAAACAAAACAATAAAGAAAAAGTTCGTCAATATGATAAACAATGGAAAAAGAAAAATCCATGGTGTACGTCTTTTTCACGAGCAAAAGAAAGATGTAGAGGAAAATATGCTAAGTTTGGAAGAAAGTTTGACATGACTATTGATGACTTTAAAGAATTATGGTTTAGAGATAAAGCTTATAATTTAAAACAACCAAGTATAGATAGGATTGATAACGATGGAGACTATATTAAAAGTAATTGTCGTTTTATTGAAATGGAAGAAAATAGATGTAGAACAGCAAAACCAGTTTTGCAATATACAAGAGATGGTAAGTTTGTAGCACGCTATAAATCTATTGGACAGGCTGCAAGAGCTGTTGATGGAGTAATGCAAGCATTAACTCAAGCTATCAAAAGAAATATACATTACCATGATTATAAATGGATTTTATTTTAACCAAGTGAGGCAGAAATGACGAGAGATACATACGTAACAAATTGTTTTAAATGTGGAACCAACACAGACTTACAAATGGTTGCACATAGTAATAATGATGGGAAGATTGTTGGTTGGTTATTTACCTGTCGGAAATGTTTTCCTCTTCTTGCTGGAGCTAACCTTGCTATCCAAGTCTTGAGTGAACCAAAGAAAATGTTAGAGAATGTTGACGGTGAATATCAATGTGAACACGTTGCGAAAGATGAGATTGATATGAATTGTGTCTGGTGTCATTTGACACAAGCTGAGAAAACAATTATTGAACTGAGAAAGAAAGTAAAGCTAATCCCGTTGGATAGGGAGAAGTTAATAGCTCTACTTATGGAATGGGAAGAAGATAGTAAAGGTTCTATCGGATGGAGAGAGTGGGTAAATAAAAAAACTGATAGAATCCTCTCCACCTTTGGGGTTGAGAAGAAGTTGAGTGTTTCTGAAATTGGAGAAATATATTTACAACATCATATAGAACTTAATTGTAGATTCTTAGAAGCAATCTACATTGCAATCTATGAGGTGGGGAAATGACAAGAGAAGAAGCTAAGAATATATTAGAAGAAGGTACTGAATTTGATGAAGTAACTGAAAGAGCGTCAGAAGCCATTAAGGTCGCCATTCAAGCCTTGAGTGAACCAAAAGAAGAACCTTCTTGTACAATGAAACAAACAGGTCTTAATGATTGTGTAATAACGCTAAGTAATATAATTCCTAAGAAGTTGAGTGTGGAGGGAATGGCAGTTTTATTCCACAACACTTACGAAGAAGAATCAAAGAAGATTGGTTGGGAAACACAAAAAACTTGTAGAGTTAAATTTGAAGATTTACCAACAGCTAATAAAATAGTTATGCTTAATACAATAAAGATTATCCACAAAGCAATCTATGGGGAGGTGGAGAAATGACGAATACATTTATGGATAGACCAGAATTGACTCATTTTGAGTTGATATTACTAGTAGTTATTTTGTTTGTGGCTGGATTGGTGATTGGTCTAAAAGTCTATGAGTTAGAAGAAATAAACGACTTGCAAACAGCGGCAATCGTAAGGCTAACAAAACAAGACCTTACCACGCTTAATTTAATAAAGAATAATGCTGAGTTGATAGGTATGATTGCACTTGCGTGGAGAGCCTAGTTATGAAGGAATAGTGATATGAGAAAGATTAAAATACTAAAATTCGCTTCCGCCTTTGGGGGTAAAAAGCCTATACATAGGAATTTAACTAAAGAAGAAATAAATAAAAGAATCAACAAACCATTAGTATTTCCACGAGAAATTCCAGGGATAGTTGACAACAAATAAAACGAAAGGGGGTAATTATGGCAGCAAGGAAAGGTGATTGTGGTGGAACACCAAGAGTCGGTAGCAAAGGCGATCCGAAGCCTGGCGGTGGTCGAGGTCGTGGTCGCGGTGGAAGTGGTAGAGGATTAGGAAGGAGAAGGGGTAAATAGGAATTGGGTTACTTGGTTGTGACGGAATAGGTAGACGCAACTGGAAAGAAACGAAAGTGGTGAGGTCGGGCAGGGTTCCCGTACCCGTACCAGCCGAAAGGTTTTCTGACAATAGACTCATGCAAGGTGACTATACGAGTAAGTATTATAGCTTCGTGCTTGAATACTTAGAGCCATTGAGCCAATCTCGTCAAATCCCTGCCGACCAAGTAGCCTAGTAAGAGAGAGGAGAGAAGTATGAATAAGAAACAATATGAAGATTTAAAAACAAGTGAGTATGAGTTAAGTTTAGTTAGGCTCTCAGGACAGAAAATAAAAGATATTTGGGGATATATTTCTACTGAATTTGATGACCCTACGTTTAAAATGACAAAAGTTGTTTTAGAGGATAATTCAACACTTCAATGTGAAGGAGAACATGACTTCCCGTATCTTACAGATTATAATGATAAATTATATGAAAAAATAGAAGAAGTTAATGAATTTGAAGCTAAGGAGGAAGGTGAACGATGAAAACAGCTATTTATATTGAGAATAACATAACTCAGTTAGTTTTAACACCAGAGAATGTCTTTGAAGAAAATGCTTTAAGTTCTCTTGGAGAGGGAAAGAATTGTTTTAGTATATTTCATGGTTCTTTTTATCATTGTCAAGGTGGTTGGATAAGACAAACAGGACCGATAGATAATAAGAGTATTATGTTATTTAAGGAAACCACCCAACAATTGAATAAGCCAGAGTAGCCTAATTAAAGGATAAAATAATGTTCAGCTTAGAAGAGAAAAAGAAAATAGCAGACGTAATTGAAAAGACGATACTTAGTTTTAATCATCCAGAAATGCCAAAAGAAAAGCCATATTTTAAACTCTTTGTGGCTGGAAAAGAATCTTGGTCATGGGCTGATATACTTCCTAATTGGATCATTGGTTAACTTGAAAGGGGCGAGCTATGAGTAACGAAGAGCCTATTTTTAATAAAATAAAAGTAGAAGAATTCAAATCCCTGCCGACCAAGTAGCCTAGCAAGAGAGAGGTGAGATATGGACACAAGCAAAGAATATATTAAGATGTGCGAGAAAGCTGAGGAGATACAGAAAAAAGCTATCCCCAAATATAGTTTTGTAAAAGTAAAGCCATGTTGGGCTACTTCTAATTGGGGAAGAAGAACCTGGAATATATTAGGAATAACTATTTCTCCTAGAGAATGTCATAACCCTTATGGTGTTTTTGTATTAAATAATCCTCATGGGGGAATAAAAAGGAAAGATTTAATTTGGATCCCTCGTCAAGACCAGTTGCAGGGGATATATCTAAGTAATAGAAAACATAAAATTAACTGCGGGCAGATGAGTATGTTTTTTGAAGATTGGCGATGTAATGAATTGATGAAATATGGAAGAGACTTAATTTATTATTCTATGGAACAACTCTGGCTCGCCTTTGTGATGAAAGAACTTTACAATAAGATTTGGAACGGAACTGATTGGTTTAAGGAGGAAGGTGAACGATGAAAATATTTATTGAAAGTAAATTTAATAAAGGAGATATTGTTTTTCAACAAGCATATGGAATTGGTTCATATATACAGAGAGAAATTCTCGAAGTAGCAGCTACAAGAGATAATAAATCATTTATATATAGAGTTTATTCATTTCCAAGCGGAATTGGACAACAAACGTATAACTGGTTATCAGAAGAAAAGCTATATTTTTCTTTGTATGGATTACAAGAACAATGGAGAAAAGAAATATTATCTCCAAAAGAATATTGTATAGTCCTTAAATAACGCTTGACATTTAGAAAATAACAGTCTATACTCTTATTAAGGCATTACATCTTTGAAAATAGCGAACCGTCACCAGGGGCTGAAATGTTGTGACACAAGCAGAGGACTCTTCGGAGTTGCCTGACGAGCGAAAGCGAAACGTGAAAACGTAGCAAAGTGCTTCCATTCCTCTGTTCAGTGGGAAGCGGTGTAGCCCCAAAGACTTTATATATTAGCCATACATTACATCTTTGATTGACAACTAGGAGCCTTATGGCAAAGACAGGCAGACCTTCCAAAAAGAGTACAATCAAACTCAAGCAGGTGTTCAAACTTGCTGCCACTGGCCTCGTAGAAGATCAAATAGCGTCTATCCTCGATATAACCCGCGAAACACTCTTCCAATATAAAAACCCTAAAGGCAAATATTACTGGCCTGAGTTTTCTTACACTATAAAAAAGGGCATAGCTAAGGCTGACTCAAGAGTCAGTCAATCTCTTTATAACCGTGCTATAGGCTATAAGAAGGGAGACAAATATTATCCTCCCGAAATAGTAGCACAAATCTTCTGGTTAAAGAATAGGCGCAAAGACTTATGGCGCGATAGAATAGATCATGGTCACGGCTTTGATGATCCAACTAGACAATTATTAAACGGAGCTTTGGACAAGCTCGCAAAGAAAAGGCAAAGAAATGAGCCAAAGCGAAGCTGAACTTATTGATACTCTATACAGAGAGGCTAAAGAGAACCTCGTTAATTATCGTTCTTTGTTACTTGAAAGTGACCCTAAGCATGAAGTTGAAGCGGCAGACTATCACTATGATTGGTCCGACAGGCTTCTGAATGGAACAGAGCATGAGGCGATTGAGGGCTTTCGAGAATCGGGAAAATCTCAGTACGTTCTAAGGGCCTTCCCTCTTTACGCGCTCACTTATCCTTCAATAGAGCGAGACTATATTGTTCTCATCAAGAATAATGCTACTCTCGCTAAGAACAAACTGAAGGAAATTGAGACAGAATACCTCGAAAATGGCTTGCTTTCATCACATTTAGTCAAGGTTAGAGAGCAATCGTCTAGTGTGTTTAGTGTAGATGTTATGGAAGAAGGCAAGATTATCAATGTAAGGATAGAAGCATACGGCAAGGGTTCCTCAATCAGAGGTTTATCCAACAAGGAACGCCGGCCTAAGATAGTTCTAGCAGATGATTTACAGGACAGGGACGAAATGAAAGGCCAGGAAGTGCCTGAGTCAGATTGGAAATGGTTCATGTCAGACCTTTACTTCTTGGGGAAGCACACAAGAATCTTTCTCATAAGCAACAATTTAGGTGAAAAGTGTATTGCAGAGCGCATTTGGGTATCAGGCAAGGACTTTAACTTTAATTGCAGCAGGGTTTCGTCCATTAAAATAGTAAAAGGTGAAGAGACTAGCACTTGGCCTGAAATGTTTAAGCTCAAAGAGATACATGACCAACGCGAAGTATTCAGAAAAAGAGGTCTTTTAGGCTTGTGGCTTGAAGAAAAGATGTGCCAGGCGACCTCAGAAGAGACAAAGACCTTCAAGAAAGCGGACAGAAGGTATTACGTTCCAGCTTTAGCTATGAAAATAAGAGGGGCTTGCAACGTGGATGCGACACTTGACCCGGCAAGCTCAAAAGATCCTGGTTCATGTTTAAGAGCAATAGTGGTGAAGGGAATAGACAGCACTAATAATTGGTTCATTCTCGATGTTCGTTATGGTAGGTGGGACTCAGTTGAGACAATAAATCAGATGTTTGATGTGGTCAAGATATGGCGCCCTGATAGTTTTGGAATAGAAAAAGGTGAGTACAAGAACGTAATTGAGCCTTTCATCTACAAGGAAATGTCAAAGCGCAACCAGTTCTTTGTAATCAAAGAGATAGAACATGCGAAGCAGGGTTCAAAGCTAGAGAGAGTTAAGATGCTTGGCCCAAGATACCGCGCTCATACAGTCTATCATCCTGAAGAGGCTGGCTGGCTTGGAGAACTTGAGTCAGAGCTTGATGGTGTGACTAAAGACGGGTTCAAGTCTTTGTTCGTAGATGTCATTGACTCATTAGCCATGCAAGAACAAATAGGCGATGCTCCGATCGATAACATGGATGAGAGACAATTACCAAGAACAGCAGAAGAAGTGATGGGCGGGTTCTTTGATCCACATTACTCGAACCCACAATTACAGAGGACAGCTAGCACAGACACACCTATTTAGGGGGAAACATGGCACTTACAATGTTAACAGCAATTATAGCTGGCGTAATAGGAGCAGGTGCGGTGACTGCAAATGTTATGGGTCAAAGACAGGAGAAGAAATCATTAAAATCTTCAATGGATGCTGCGGTAGCACGACAGAAGGCTATTGAAGAAGCTCCTGACAAGGCCGCTGCGGCTGCGAAACTTGAGACTATGAAGAAAAGAAGGATGAGAGCCAAAACTCTTTTGACCTCTCCAAAGGGAGTTCTTGAAGGTGAGTCAACAAAGAAAACACTGTTAGGAGAATAATGTTTGTAAGGTCATGCGAAGTAAGTGACTTGGAAGATATTAAGGCTCTTGTCAAAGAGTTTCACAAAGAGTCTTTAAAGGAATATGGAGCAGAGTGCGATGAGGCCCTAATCCAGCGAACCATTTTAGATAATATAAAGAACACGCTAGTCTTAATCTGTGATGACAAGGTAGTTGGCGTGATAATGGGGAAGATAGTTGATTACCCCTTAGAGAAAAAGCAGATATTTCAAGAGATGATCTGGTTCGTAAGTAAAGAATATCGCAGACATGGAATGAAGCTCATTAGAGAATTAGAGAGAAGATGCAAGGATCGAGGGATCAGCATGATAGTTATGGTGGCTCTTGGTAACTCAATGGCAGAGAAGCTCGACAGAATTTACAAGGCTATGGGCTACAAACTTATGGAAACACACTATATTCGCGTATTAGAATGAACACTAACTTTACCTTTGAGGTTCCAATGAAATCTTTGATGTTCAGTTTCAGACGAAAACAATTTAAGATTTTCTATTCGATTGTCGTCTTTAATTCTATTGATATGATGGACTCTTTCACGTGGCTTAAGATACCGTCTAAGATGCTTCTCCATAACAAGACGATGCTCTTGAACATATCCAAGACCTCTACCATTGTTTTTGTGAGGATGATTAGGAGTATAAACCATTATATAACCATAAGACGTTTTGCCTCGACCGCCTTTCCACATACCATGATTAGAACCTTTGTTAGCATCGCTTATCTTTTGTTTAATACTCTCAGGGCATTGTTTTCCTCGTCGAGATTCCCCGTAACATTTACGAGAACAATATTTACCCTTACCAAGTTTAATTCTATGCGGAAATATATAAAAAGTTTTACCGCAAATCTTACAACAACACTTAATCTTCATAAATTCTCCTTTGTTAGTTACATAGTTTACACACTATATAATGGTTTGTCAAGGGAAATAACACACTACGCGAAGGTGATAACATGACCCCAGAACAAGCGATTAAACGACAGGAAGCGCTCGCGTCAGGCCGGAGTAATTGGGAGAGCTATTGGCAGGACTTAGGAAATTTCTGTAATCCTCGCAAGGCTGATATAACCACAAAGAAAACTTCAGGCCAGCAGCACGACTTTCACAGGATATTTGATAACACAGCAATCACTTCACTAAAGATAATGGCTTCTGGTTTTCATTCACACCTTACAAATCCATCCTCAAAGTGGTTCTCATTAGGCACTAAAAACAAGAAGGCGATGGATAGTAAAGAAGTTAAGATGTGGTTTAAAGACGTAGAGGATGAGATATTCGCAACACTCAACTCATCTAACTTTGACCCTGTTATGCAAGAGTTCTATCAAGACTCCGGTTGCTTCGGCACAGGAGCGATATTTATTGAAGAGGACGCAAGAGAGAAGGTTCGCTTTACCATGCTTCCTATTGGTGAGATTTAGATTGAAGAGGACGCACATGGTAGAGTCAATGGGATATTTAGAAGATTTGAATACACGGCTCTTCAGGCTTACTCAAGGTGGGGCAAGGATGCCGGCGAAGAGGTTGTAAAGGCTATTGCTGAGAAGAAATACGACAGAATGATCTCAATTATGCACTGGATTGTTGAAAGAGAGGACAGAATAGAGGGCAAGGAAGATAATCTTAACATGCCGTATGAGTCTGTTTGGATAGAGGTCAAGAAAAGACACGTCATTAGTGAGAGTGGCTTTAACGAGTTTCCCGTCGCTGTTGGTAGGTTTTGGAAATCAACAGGTGAACGATGGGGTTATTCTCCTGCGATGGATGTACTTGCCTCAATCAGAATGATAAACGCTGAGAAGAAAGTTCTCATCAGAGCAGCCATGAAAATAGTTGACCCGCCCTGGATGCTTCCAAACAAAGGCTTTATCGCGCCTCTTAATTTGAATCCATCAGGTATAAACTATCGTAATCCCTCAACCAAGTCAGATGATATGCAGCCTTTAGCAACTAAGGGCAATATTCCTATCGGTCTTGAAATGATACAAGATGCAAAGAATGAGATTGAGGAAGGCTTCTTTGTTCCATTATTCAAGGCTTTCTCTCAGATCACAAAGCAAATGACTATTCCCGAAGTGCAGCGTAGGATCAGCGAAAACATGGTGCTTCTTGGCCCTGTAGTTGGAAGGCATACTCAAGAGGTTCTTGATCCTATTATCATTCGGGTTTTCAATATACTTTACAGAAATGGCTTCTTGCCGCCTCCACCTGCTTCTATTCAGGGTCAGGAAATGGACGTGTTGTATATTTCTCAGTTGGCTAAGGCACAAAGGGCTTCTGAGATACTGTCTCTTGAAAGAACGCTTAACACAGTGGGTCAAATGGCTGAGGTTATCCCGTCCGTACTTGATAAGATCGATGCGGATAAGGCCGTAGATTTAATTGCTGAGATCAATGGAGTGAACCCTGAGATCATTAGGGACGAAGAAGAAGTTATGGGAATAAGACAAATGCGGGCAGAGGCGGCAGAAGCGGCCCAACAGCAAGAAGATATGGCGCAAGGTGCGGACACAGCCAAGACAATATCAGAAGTTGACAAGAACCTTAAACCAGCGGGGCGTAAATGACTCTAATTGTAATTAAGAACAAAGAAGTTCCGTCTTTAGGCGCTATGAATATGTTCGCGCTAAAGAAGATATTTGAACCAAAGAAATTGTCTTACTTAGAGGAATCGCTTTTAGAGCAAGGTGTTGAGTGGTGGCCCAAGAAAGAAGGTTTAACATCAGAAGAAAGAAGAGTCTTGAAAGTTATCGTTCAATCGCTCATTGATAATGAGAATGGCAAGTGGGACAGAATCAAAGAGTCAATGATAGAACATGGAACAGACTACAGAAAACTATTTAACGAGGGGATCGCATGAATGGAAAAAGAGTTAAGGCACTGAGAAAAGAAGCACACAACGCCTACATGGAATCTGTTGCAACGCACGGAGTTAAGAACGTAAGGCCATTTAAGAATATCTTTAAGCAAATTAAGAAGCTCTATAACGAAGGACAACCAATTTATAGGACGGCCTAATGGACAAAATAATAGACGAAAAGACTTTAAGAATAAGCTACAGGCACACATATTCAGGGGAGCATGGAGATATTACTCTCAAAGATTTACAGAATAGGTGCTTTAAGAGAGACTCAACTTTTTCACCAGTACCAGGTCAAACGCTAATCAATGAAGGCAAGCGACAGGTGTTGCTTACCATAGAAAACATGATGTCACCCGAAATAGCAAAAGCAGATGACATCGAACAACTGGCTAGCCCAGAGGAAGAGAGGCCGTAATGCTTTGGAAATTTCTGAACCCTATGAGGATAATTCAGACCATAGAAGGCGAAGGTGAAGGTGGCGGTGAAGGTGGTGGAGAAGGTAAAGGCGAAGGTGAAGGTGAAAAAGCACCAGTGGGAGGGTTTTTTGGAAGTCTATCAGAGGAAAACAGAATAGACCCAAGTATGATGAAGTTTGAGAAATCTTCAAACGATGACATAGCAAAGTCAATTATCAATCTATCAAGCAAGATTGGAGCTAAGGGATTGACAATACCAACAAAGAACTCTTCAGAGGAAGAGGTTAGTTCATTTTATAAGACACTTGGCAGACCGGACAACGCAGATGGTTATGAGTTTATACTGGCTGCTGATTTACATAAAAACATTGAGTCAACTTCTGAATCTCAGAAGGAGTTTAAGGAACAGTGTCACAAAGCGGGCCTATCAGCGAAACAGGCTCAGGATTTACATGCGTGGTATTTGGGTAAGATGTCAAACTCCATGACGCAACAGGATGAAGCAAACACAAAGTCAACAAATGAGGCTATGACAGCCTTGCGTTCAAAGTGGGGAACAACCACAGATAACAAGATTGCTTTAGTTAATAAGATGATTGAAAAGTTTGGTGGCGATAAGGCTAGAGAGTTTCTTGACAAAGGTTTCGGTAATGATCCTGCGGCTATTGAAATGATGGCTAATATTGCGGGGAAGTTAAGCGAAGATGCTTTAGGTGAAGGTGGAATGAACAAGTTCGGTGGAATGACACCAGCAGAAGCTCAAGACAAGATTAGAGCAATCCAAGCTGATCCTAAACATGCTTACAACGATGGGACAAGTCCTTTGCACAAAGAAGCTGTTGAGGAAATGACCATGCTTTATAGATTACTAGGCTAGGGGGAACAATGGCATTATCAGAACTTCAGAAAGCACAATTAAGATTACAAAGCGCGGATATTGCAATTAGAAACGGAACTAGAGTCGGCTTAGAGAGAACAGCTTGTCTCGAAGCGGCTGAGAAGATATATAACTTCACGATTGGGAAAACCGAAACTGGCCCCAAAAGCGAAGCGTAACGGATAACCTCAACAGAGGCCCAAAACCTTGTAGGGGTAGACCCAGGTTCTCCTGGATAATCTACAAAGATTATTTAACTTAAACTAGGAGGACTTTAAAATGGGAGCTATAACTACTGCTTTTGTAAAACAGTTTACGGATAATATCCGACTCCTTGCACAACAGAAGGGTTCTAAACTTAGAGGCGCGGTTGAAGTTGATTCTAACTTTACCGGAGAATTTAAGTTTTATGACCAGTTGGGTAAGGCTGAAATGACGGAACGAGTAGCAAGGCATCAAGATACACCGACAGATGAAGCAGATCACAAAAGACGCAGAGTCACGAAGAGAGACTACGTTCTTAATACTCTGCTTGATAAAGAAGATCAAATGTGTATGCTTGCCGATCCAAAGGGTAAATATTCAGTAAGTGGTGGATATGCGGCGGGTAGGCAAACAGATGATAATATTCTTGGAGCCATGATTGCAACGGCCTATACAGGCGTTGATGGTGCGACAGAGCAAGCCTTTGATGCTGGCAACATAATTG